AACCCTGCCGTAGCCCAAACCGCGCCCGCTAAGCGCCTTGATAGCCTTAATCACTGCCTGCTCTTCAGGAATTGGCTCCAGTCGCTTTCTGGTCTTGTTCCCTATCTTCACAGGCACGCATTTATAACCGTATGGCGGAGATCCGCCAATAAAATAGCCCCTGCTGGCCCAATCGACCTTTCCGTCTCCGAAACGGTCGCGGATATTGGCGTGCTCAATCTCAGAAACGGCCGACAGCACCATTAGCATGATCTTGTTAGCCATTTCGTTCATGTCAAAGCGAGAATTAAGGCCTTTCGAGCCCTCATGCTTGGGGTAACACACCGGAACGTCACCAAATTGCTCGCAAAAGTACAAGGTGACGCCAGAATCCTCCAAATCCGGCAGCAAACTAAGCAAATCACCGGCATTCCTAGACAATCGGTCAAGCCGCGTACACACAATCACGTCAAACTCGTCCATAGAGTCAGTCAATTCTCGTGATCCGGGGCGGTCCAGTATCGGGCGGGTGCCAGAAACTCCGTCGTCAACAAAAATCTCATCGACTTCGCGCCCATATTTGTCCGAAACGAACTGACGAATAGCCTGCTCTTGCGTCTCCAGCGAGATTCCAGAACGAACCTGCTCCCTTGTGGATACGCGAACGTAGCCAAAGACGCGGTTTATCTGCTTAATTGCCCTAACCGCGCTCATTCCGGTCTCCGCACAACGCAATGGCCGTTGGCTGGCCGGGCAATGCTGAGGCTGTTGCGACCATCCTTGGATCCCAGCAATTCGCGTTGCTCGCGAAAAAAATCCAAAGCGTCCTCAACGCGAGAAAACTTCACAGATTCGCCAACCCGCAGCGCCTTAACCGGCGCGGTCACTTGACGCCGCCCTTGTAGCCGTACTCCGTAAGCTGCTCATGCAATCTCTTCCAATCAATATTAAGCGGCAGACGCTCACGCGCGCGGTCGGAAAACATAACCCTGCCATCCTTAACCAGCTCAACGGCGCGGTACATCTTGGGCACGCCTTGGTAGCGAATCTCAATATCGTGAAGCAAACAGGTGCGGCGCACCCGATTGTAAAAACGCTTTTTATCTTGTGCTGTCGCTGTCATGCAATTACCTCCAAAAAGAGGCAAGATTATGCACAATAGCGTGTCGATATGCGAGATGTTTTTAGGGAATCATGTCCAGCAGGGACGTAATGGCAAGCCTTTCTCGCTCTGGGCGGCTTTTCCATAAAGGATTTAATGCCGGGAGCATTCCGTAGCGCATATCTCCCAAATTTTTAGGATCAGTCGCGCTTTCTGCGACATCAAGGGCCGGGCCCAAGAAAGCCCCTATGCCGCGAAGAGCTGAGTCGCTCATCTCCTGCCCCAAGGCAGTTCGCGGCTCGTAATTCATGTCCTCAAGGCGCCGTTCTGACGCTTTTTTGATGCGCTCCGTATTGCGCATCTCTTCCCTTGAGAGAGGAAGGCCAAGGGACTCTTTTAGAAACGCAGGGTCCGCAGTTAAAGACTGAATTAGTGTATGAGGCGCATTTGCGACCGGAGAAATTAACGCCGAAGCAACATCGGCCGCAACATCTGCGGCTCCCAGCGCATAGTCTTTTGCGGAATAATCGGGATCGGCGCCAAAATCTTCCGGTATCTCTTTTAGAAACCGGAGGATTGTGGCCATCGCGTCTTCGTCTGTGAACTCGGATTCAAAGTTGTCTAGGCCGCTAAGGCCAATTTCAGGGGGAATTTCAAGATCAGGACTGTCTAGCGCAGCTATTCCGCTGGGACTACTGCGCGCAGGAGTTTCCATCATCATGAGTCGTCTTCCGCGCGGCCCAGTTGATCCCCAATGACCTTTTCGGCAGTAATGCCAACCGCTAACGGAATGCCAAAATTGTTAATAATTTTGATTTGGCCGTCATCAAACACAACGTAATTTCTGGCGTTCGTATTGTTATCAATATACGTGATGCCTTTAATGCCGGCACTCTTTAATCGCTCGGTCGCAGCTTCATACGAAGTAGAAAGCGGGCTGGCGTCCATGTACATAAAGCGCCCTCCCTTTTCATCGCTATAAAGGTCAGCATCCCGCAAAATCTTTTTAACGAAATCCGTTTGATCCTTCCCCCTTTTATCCCAGTCGAGCATTTCATCGGGATTTGGAACCGTCACCTCGTACATGTGGCCAATATCTGGGTTTCGCTCTTCAATCCAGTCAGCCATAGCCGTTGCGCTTTCTCGCACCTCGTCTTCGTACTCAGGATCATCAGCTATTTTTCTGAAATCGGAAGGCCGATAGTGAAGCATTGCCAGCTCGACTAGGGAGGCGCCAACTTCATCGCCCCCTTTCTCAAGGCGGTTATACAGAGACATTAGTTCCGACTCGTAAGCCTCGTCTCTGGGCGTAAAATCGCGAGCGGTCATGTCACCTGAGCTGGCGTAATGACCGGCACCATACTGCTGAGCGCCTTCACCAGTGCCCATGAAGTCAGAAGAAAATCTGTCAAAAAGTTCGCCAGAGCCGTGGTATGCCTTTACCCGCTTAGGATCAAGATCGAGAGCCGCGATGCCTGCATCTTCGTCCGCAGCCTTGGCAGCCTTGTACCCCGCTTCTAAAAGTCTTCTTGCCATTATTATGACTCCGGCGAATCTTTAGACATCATATAGGCTTGAGCGCCGACCATTGGGATAAACGCAGCCAACGCAAGCTTGTCGCCTTCAAGGGCTCTGGTAATTTTGTAAAGCCGGCCGGCAACGCGCTTAAGATCACGGCGCGGCGCATCGCCGGAGCCCATGATCTCCTCAGTTACATTTGTTGTAATCGGCGGCGCAGGAACAAATTCTCCGGGGTCGCGGCCAATATCTTCAATTCCCTTACGGTACGGACCCTCCGGGTCGCGCAATAAATTCCCAAAATCCGGGGTCTCCTGAATCATTGCGTCCGGCAGGCCGTTTCGGCGAATTAACTCAACCGGGGTTACGCCCTGATTTCTGGCAACCTCAACAACCCGCTTGGCCCAAGTCCAAACCATTTCCTGAATCTCAGGCCCAGATACCGGCTCGCCTATCCGGCGACTTAAAATCTCAGCAGCGTTTCGGGTTAGCGCGTTGGCAGCCAAGTAACCCGGACCCTTGCCGGGGTCCATTTTTGCCCGGTTAAATCCGGTGCCAGCAAAAATCGTTTGAGGCACGCCCATGTAGCGCGCCATCCATGTGTCATTTGTGACCTCAATCGTGTTCCCCAGCAGGTTTCGATAAAACGAATCCACTTTCGGGCCACTAATAACCATCTTGTCAAACTGGTCTTCCGGCTGATTAAGCGCACGTATGCTGTTGCCGACCCATGCACCCAGCACACTGTCTTCGCCTTTTTCTCCTTCGACCGAGTCGCCCATGATCCTTATTTGCTCGCGACCAATGTCGTAGGATTCTTTTGTCCCGCCCAAATTTTCCCAACGCTTCAAGGCTTCTGCTGGCGAAATTCTGACCGCCCTGTTGTTTTGCGTTTTGCGGTTCGTCAACAACAAAGCTGCGCCCGGCTTGTCCATTATCCCAACCAGCGATGGATCAGCTAATCGTTGACCCAAAGACCAGTTTTTAAACACGTTCATTGTGTTCAGAAGATTAGACTCGACCGATGTTTGTGGGCTCAGGGCCGCCAACAACGCAGCAAAACGGGGCGAGTCTTCTTCAAAAGTGCTTACAATTGCCTCGGCGCTGGTGCGATACCAGCCCCGCTTAACATTACCCGCCTGAGCCACTGTCGCCATTTCTTTGGCGGTAGGCATTATCTCCAGAAGGTTGTCGATCTTTTCGGGGTTAGCTCCGCGCCCCGCTTTGGTGATTTCTGGCTTGGTAAAGAACCGGCCTTTCCCGCCCCGACCAACGGCTGCCAACCCCGGCGGCGGCGCTCCCGTGGCCAGCTCAGCTGGCTCAAAAGGATAGATGGAACCAATGCCCTTACCTTCGGGGGGCTTGTCCAACGCCCTGTTCAGAGAAGGAATCCCTTTGATTAGTCTGCCGGCCATCTAAGCTGCCTCACTCATGTTGGCTGAAAGCGTAGCCAGCCACTGATCAAACTCCAGAACCGCCGTCTGACTAACGTCTCTTGGCAAAGCCGGGTTCAGAGCATAAAGGGGAACCGTAACCCGGATCCCCTTGTTGTTGAATTTCCAGATCAGGATGGGGGTGCGGCCATTGGCCGACTGGCAAACCTGATCCCACCAAGCGGGCGCAAACCACCAGCCAGACTTATAGGCCTTGCACTCGATGGCGTAGCCGGGGATTTCTATATCGCACAGGTTGTTGGCCTGATACTGATCAAGATTGCGCTTGCACTCGATAGTGTCGCCGCGCTCTTCAAAAAAAGCATTCAGACGATTTACAATGGCGCGCTCAAACGCCGCGCCCTTGTTTCTGGAATCAGCCATAGGCTGATTCTACGGATCAATGCCGCAGTCCTGCAATGGGCAGGGGTCGCCGGTTCTGCCTAATCGGCGGCGAGCGGGGTTCAAATCCCCGCCTGCGGCACCAAACGCTCGATATTTCCGGGCGACTTACTTCTTATGGCGCGCTACATCGTAGTGGGTTTCTTTTGGATCTTGGCGATATTTGTCCACGGCCGTGAAAGCCACGGCTGAACCAGAGACGCGCGGTACATCTCGACGTCACCTGATCGTGACCTCAGCTTTACGTGACAGGCGCGACAGGCCGCGCTTTGCGACTTGATCAACTTGCCGCAAACACACGTTTTCATTTTCACGTTTGACTCGCTCCTTCATGTTGGGTGGCTCGCTTAAAGAGGTTGGGTGACTCGCTGCTAGTGACTCGTTTTGTACACTGGGGCGACTAGATCCATTTGACTCGTTTCGTGCGCTTGGGTGACTTTCTTCATGCGACTCGGTTGGCGTCACCGGGTGACTCAACTACTATGACTCGTTTCTGTATCTTGGGTGACTGACTATGAATGACTCGTTTTCTGTGAATGGGTGACTTAATGACTCTGACTCGTTCCGAGCAGATGGGTGACTTAAATCGAGTGGCTTAATCCGGCCATTCGTATTCCGGGAATGCCAGACGCATCAGGGCGTCAATGTAATCAAGGTACTCAGAACCGCCGGGGTGCATGCCCTTCTCCACCGCGCGATCGTGGAACGCGGCGGCGCTGACCGACATAAGCGCGTCCGCCTCGGGCTGCAGGAACCCAAACCACGGGTTCTCTGCCTGCCACTCCAAAAGCCTCTCTTCGTCGTTCATACCGCCAGATCCCCTACGCAACCTTATGCACAATGCCAAGCTTGGCCTCAGAATACTCCAAGGCGACCGGGAGCCCCTCAAGCTCACGCCACACCTTGTACAGATCAGTCAAAAACCGCTTAACCATATACCGAACCGCCATGTTGTGGATGTGACCTTTGGTCTTGTCCGCGTGAGCCGGCATGTGCTGCAAGCGATGCTTGTAGTTGTCGTACACCTCGCGATAGGGGCCGCCGGACTTAATAAACGATGAGCCCAATACCCCAACCAGCTTTGTTTTCACAAACGGGTTAAACGAGATTCCTTTTTTGGTCTGCTCGTTGCCCTCCGCATCGAGGTAGGTTTGGTCAACGAGGTGCTCCTTCTGCCGCGATCGGCCCCTGCCCTTGACCACGTCCAAACCGGCATAGGCGTGGAGCGATGACGGGTACTGAGCCTTGTGGATGTCAAACTGCGAAATAACCACAGCCGACATCATGGGGCCGCAACCCCTCACGCCCTCCAAAAACTCCGTGTAAATCGCAAATTCCTTAACCGCTTGCTGAATGCGCTTCTCCGCATCGTCCTCACTCTCAACCAGCGCGTTGTACATCTCAATCAATGCCAACTCACTAAACGTAGAGATGTGGCCGTCCTGCTTAAAGTTACGAGAAGTCAGCCGCGTCACTCCATCGGTGATCCGCTGGTACGAAGCGCGCAAAGATTGCAGCAGCAATTTCGCGTCTATCTCTAATACCTCTTCGGGCTCACCGGGGTTCTGGCCGATTTTTTCTTTGAAATTAGCTACCACCGCATTGCCAATCTGGATCCGGTTCCTTTGAATCGTATATAAACCGTTGACGGCGCTCTTCAATGCCAAATGGTCAATGTTCATTCACAAAGCCTCTGTCGGTCTGGGTGTCAGGGCATTATACCTTTCCCGTGTCGTAAAACAAGTCGTTGCACAAAAATATTGTTACAACTTAATGTAGAATAAATAGCAACTGGCGTCACATCTAATGCGAAACCTCATTTCGCGAACTCAACGCCAGCTAGGGGAGGTCGGCCATCCCCGCGACCCGACCGACCTCCCCGACCCCCAAAAGGCGCTTGAGATTTCGATAGAAATGAATGCGCCGAACTCAGCTAAAGCGATACGGCCAGCGCCGGATCCGCTCAAGGGGGGTGCCGGCCCTCCCGGTTAGTGAGTACTCACCAACAAAAACCGGATCCATAGAGACCCAGAAGTTAGTGAGCGCTTACTAACACCGGCTGGTTAGTGGGCGCTTACTAACCCGGACCTCAGATCGAGGCCCGTCAGAGGCCGCTAGAGCGGCGCAATTTCAGGGAATACCCCGATAGGGAAAAAGCGCCATCGCGGCTCAGAGCGGCTTAGAGAGGCCCTGGCAGGCCAGATAGCCTTTGGCGCAGCACCTGTGCTCACAGGGTTGCGTTCTGGGCGCCCTCAAACCGCTCAGTTCGCTCGGCTGCAGCCCTCGGAACGATTGGCGTCGAGCCGAGTCGGGCATTTTCTGCGCGGGCGGCCGCCCCTGGGAAGCGCGGAGCGCCCCGCGCTGTTTTCTACGCCATCCAAGGCCACCGGCGCTGTCATCAGGCGCTGTCATCAGGCGCTGCGCTCACCTGTCTGTGGGCACCAGCTCGTCGTTGACGCCCATCAGTTCGTGCAGCCGCGCCTTGATGTCGTCCCGGCTCATGGAATCAACGTTAGCGTTGATGTTCAGGTTCTGGCTGCGGTGGACCGTCAGCCCTGCCAATTGGTTAAGTTCTTTGACGGCCGACACGGCCGCGTTGTAGGCACCGTTCTCAAAACTGGTCTCGGCGATCTTCCACAGCATCGACCCCGTTTTCTCGGGCGTGATCGCGTACTTCTGCCGCAGCTCGTCCTGTTTGATGCGCACTGCGCGCGTGACGTTGGGAAAGCTAACCCCATTCAGCAACTTCGATGCTGCCGCGCTGGGGAAACTGAACCCGGCACGCCGGGCTGCCTCGGTCTGTCCGCAGGCGCCTTCCGTGTAGTGCCACACAAACGCCGCTTGCAGCTCGGTGATGTCGAGTTCCTCGTCCGACTCAAACTGCGGCACCGGGGTCAACTTCGGTCGTTTTTTCGGAGGCCTGCCGCGCTCTGCCATATCTCAGCCGTGCCGGGGAATAAGGAGGCATTCTACCGCGAGAATGTGCAAACAGGGTACAGGGTAGGGTACAGCCCCGTTTTCGCGTAAGGGGCTTGTAGGGGCTATAAAGTATAACGCGCTACTATACTATTCAGTTCTTATACTTATTAAAAACAGCCCTTCTAGTAAAATGATACCCTACCCTACCCTGTCCAAATATCTATCCCAATCAACAACTTATCGCCAATCGTGACAGGGTACAGGGTACAGCGACTGTACTCTTTTGGGCACTTTTGACGGTTTCGGGGTCTTTCCGGCAAAGTATAAGAATCGCGAGTGTGCAGGATTGTGCGCACCTGTGCACCGTTGCTGTACCCTGTACCCTGAGCTGTACCCTGCCCATTCGGGCAAAAAAAAGGCCGCGTGAGCGGCCTGAGAATGCGTCTGTGTGCGTGGTTTACTCCTCGTTAATGACGCCTTTGGCGGGTCGCTTGAAGAAACCAAACTTGGGGTCATCGCCTGACGGCGTCACTGTCGCCGTGAACGAAACGTGAGAGCCCGCCTCAGCGTCCTCTAAAGAGGCAGGCAGCGTGCCCCAAAGCTTGAACCCCCGGTCATCGCGGACCAGCATTTTGATCACGCGGCCGTAGAAGCCGTCGTCTACTCGCGTGCTGACGATCACGCCTGCG